ACACCTGTTCCCACAGCGCGTATTCAATGTGGCCGCGTTTCACAGGGCCGTCGTCGTACATGCTCGCCTGCATCGCCTGAATCATTGCGTCCGTCGGTTCTTTCGGCACCATCACCCACCCAGCTTGAGGGGCGCGGGCGAGGGCGACGAGGCGTTCCGCATCGTCCACGCGGATTGACCATGCGGGACCGCCGGGCCAGTTGATTGCACCAGATTCCTTTAGCAGCCGGATCGCTTCTTCCTTGCTCATTGCAACTCGCCACGGAAGAACATCAGCGTTTGCAGTAGCAGCTTGTTTGCCTCATCGTCCTTTGCGGTCATTCCATTTCCTTAATTCGTAGCAGCCTTCAGCGGTCCAAATCTTTCCCTGTTGCACGCACACTTCCGCCTGGTACTCCTTTTCCATTCTCGGTTGCTCCTGCCATGCCCAGAACGGGAACAGAATCCACTTGCAGAACGCCACGACGGCCAAGATCGATAAGATAAGCGTCACTTTGAACGGATACCTTGAAACGTCGTAGACCCTGTAGGAACTTGAAAACGGCTCGTGCTGCATCTTTATCCTCCCGTCGCATTGAACGCAGCCAAGAGGCTCTATAAGCCCTGTAGGCCGCTTCCTCGATTGTTCTCATGTCAGAACTGGAACTTGATGCCGATGTGGGCGTTGTGGGTGATATTGACCGTCTCTTTGCCGATTACGACGTACATCGCTACCTTGTTCCAAGGCTTGGGCAACTCGTAATACGCCGTGGTAATCAAAGCGCCTCCAACAATGAAATAGGTCGAAACCCTGCCGCCAGACGGGTACTTGCCCATGCTGTGGCCGGGAGCGCCGTCGAGTTCGTAGTACTGCGGTTCATGGCTTGCGATGTACCTGGTTTGGGCAAAGTCTGCGGTCCAGAGCGTCAGGGCTAGCGGTAGGGAGAAGTCCATTTGTGCCTCCGTTCAATGACTGTAGTTTCGGCATTTGAAGGAGGATTGGATATGGGCATAAACCCTACTTTTGGGCAGGGAGGAACCCTATATCACCATGGAATTTCGTCCCTGCGGTCATCCGTTTCCCGCACCGGATGATTGCTGGCAGCAGGCTTCCAAGCGGTCTTTACCGTTCCGCTCCACCACGTTCCCCCGCCGGCAGTCGTCTTTTGCCATGCCGACAGGTCGTATAGCTCGCCATTGATGCGAAGCTGGCCAGCCAGGTCGGGAGCCTTCTCGTTCTTCTTTTTGTTGTTGCGCAGGGAGAATGTTCCCTCGTTCTGTTGCCACTCTTTTCGTTCCGTCATGCTGCCTCCAAAGTGATCCGTTCAAACATGGCGTCAAGCTCTGCCAGGAAGTCCCTAGCCAACTGTTCTGCTTCCTGCAGCTCCTCGGCGCGAGGGTTGAAGTCGATAACGAACAATTGCTGGTTCGGCGGCATCCGAGGATCGAAGCTGGCAAACCGCGCCCACTTGCGTCCCGTGCAGACAATCTCGGCCATCATCTGCGGCTGATACTCGACCGGCACAGTTTTGTTCATAAGGTATTGCAAATGGGTCTTGGTTGTCGGACATTTGACTTCCAGCACGCCATCGATGCCGATAAAACGGTCAGGAGTCGCCCCGAAATGCTCGATAGTCGGATGCAGGCAAAAGCCAGCCTTATCGAACAGGATTCCGGTACGAACCTCCAAAAGCTCCACTGCCGGCGACTCGTTCAAAAGACCCCATTCCATGGCAGGAGTTACGAAATGGTCTTTGGCTACTCCCGTAAGACGCTCGGCCAGCAGATCGAATAGCAAGTTCTCGCGGCTGGCAGCCCATTTGCCGTTCTTCTGCTTGGCAATGGCGTCACCGAAACGGGACCCCGTAAGCCTGCCAACCCTCGCTGCAACCCATGCCGGCGAACTAGGATCGATCATCATGCTGCGGCGCAAGGTGGTTATGTTTGTTTGCTGCGTCTGCTTCCTGAGCGATCTTCTGCAACTCGGAGATATGCTGGCGCAGCTTGGAGCGGGTTTCTTGGCTATACGCTGCCCATGCATTGCGGAAGGCATCAGAGCCCTTTTCAGCCGTTTTCTTGACAGCTGCCAGTAGTTCAGCATCGATCTTCGGTTCTTCGCTCCTGGGCTGTTCTGCGCCTTCCGGTAGGTCTTCTCCGGCATAGACGTAGAGGCCAAGACCGTGCAGGGCGATTGCTTTGACTAGGCATCGCTGCATTGCAGTATTTGTTGCAAAGGCGTCCGGGTTTGCAATTGGCTTGTTCCGGTAGTCCATTACCGGGAGGTAGCTGCGCATGGTCTTGCCAAAGGCGGTAACGTCGCAGACAACCATTTGGGTGCCGTCAGGGAAAACCATCGGGGGCGCATAAGTCCAGTTGGCAGCCGGATCGTGGCGCAGGAGCTGGTCTACGGCCCATGTCCAGGAAAGGTAGGGCAGGTTGTTCTTCTTTTCGAGCTTCTTGCTTACGTCGATTGATGCAAGCTTCTCGAATTGGTTCTGTTCGCTCATGCTATCTCCGCTCTATGGTTAGTTCGATGGCGGTCATGCGCAGATCGCCAGCAATTCCTGAATGCGCTGGTCGATTTGCGTCACTTGCTTTTGCGACTCGGCAATGACCCGATTTCGCTCTTGCTTCAATGCCTTGATGCGCTCGGCGTTGGGATCGAGGTCTTCCGGCAGATCAAACGTGAATTCGTGCTGGCCGACATAGAACCACTCTCCATCGCCCTGCTTGTCGTCGTGCAGCGCAATGAATGACATATGCGTGCCGCCGTCCGTGTAGTTCGGATATTCCTTGGCGTACAGGTGCAGATTGATCGTGCCGGTGGATTGCATGTCTATCTCCTGAGTTCGAACGTTTCCCGTTGATCTTCTGATTCCCACCTAGCCATACGGCGCTGTACTTCTGCTTCCAGTTCCAGTTCGGCGGCGGATTCGTTTAGCTTCTCGCCATTCTCAATCGCGCGCTCAAGTGTCATCCCCCCCTCCCATTCCCGTAGCCGTCGCCGTAGCCGTAGCCGTAGCCGTAGCCGTCGCCGTCGCCGTAGCCGTAGCCGTCGCCGTAGCCGTCGCCGGAGCCGTCGCCGTCGCCGTAGCCGTAGCCGGAGCCATAGCCGTAGCCGTCGCCGTAGCCGGAGCCGTAGCCGGAGCCGTAGCTATCAAAAGTTAGATGGATTTCCATTTGGATTGATTAACATCAATGAGGGAAATCAGAGCGCGCAGAGGAACGCGAACCGTACCAACTTGATCAAGCTTGGTTTCAGGAAGCGGGCCATCGACCAATTCCCCCAAGCCTTTCTTAGTGCCCCAGTAGCGAATGTTCTGAGCGGATTTGAGGATCATGAATTCGCCCTCATACAACACGCGGCCGATGTAGACGAAACCGCGATCCAGTACGGCGATCTTGATATCGCCGGCAGTTGCGTTCTGCACATCCTTGCGGACGTATTCGACTTCGTCAATCTTGATAGTTTCCGGTTGCATTACTTATCTCCTATGGTTAAAGCTTCTCGCCATTCTTTAGGGCGGCTTCTAGTTCGTTCATGCTTCCACCTTTTCTTCTTTGCGCGGCATTGCTGCCTTGAGAAGCGCAATAGCTGCTTCTTCGCTATCGGCGTTAACGACGCGCAGGAACATGTTTTTTTGCGCGTCCCTGGCTGCGTCCCAGGCTGCGACCCTGGCTGCGTCCCTGGCTGCGTCCCTGGCTGCGTCCCTGGCTGCGTCCCTGGCTGCGTCCCAGGCTGCGGCCCTGGCTGCGTCCTTGGCTGCGGCCCAGGCTGCGTCCCTGGCTGCGGCCCAGGCTGCGGCCCAGGCTGCGTCCTTGGCTGCGGCCCAGGCTGCGGCCCAGGCTGCGTCCTTGGCTGCGGCCCAGGCTGCGGCCCAGGCTGCGTCCCTGGCTGCGGCCCAGGCTGCGTCCCCGGCTGCGTCATTGGCTGCGGCCCAGGCTCGTTCCAATTCGTCGCGCGTCGCCATTCCAGAAGCGAAACGCTCGGCAACATCCAGAGCGTCAATCGAACGCTGATCCTTCATCAAGTGTTGAACCTGCCGCGCGCACCAGACCCCATAGAGGCGCCACACGCGGTCATACTCGACGGTTTGGCAGCACCAGAACGCATATTCCAAGCCATTTGATTCGACGATTACCGAGAACGGCAGCAGTTCGTCGTCGGCCGAAGTCTTGGCCAAATGCCTGAGCAGTTTCTTCCAGCCGCTTTCGCTCGGGCTCTTGGCGCGGATGCGGGCGAGCGTCGTGCAGCAGGTCATGACTTCACACTCGGATGATTGTGCAAGTACCACAGCGGATCGCCCGTTCCGGACTGAATCATGTAGCCAGCCATTTTGCGCAAATTCGCCAATTCTTCGGGGCGCCTGAGGCTGTAGCACGTTGCAACGGTGACGCGCTGACGCGCGAGGTATTCAGCTTCCTTGCTCATGCGATTTCCTTTCGTGCCTGATACTCGATTTCTTCCATGCACTCTTGCGCCAGCTCCGGGCCGAACCTGTGCGCTTGAAGTTCGATCAGATCCTTGTATCCCTCAAGATTCATCAGAACCGTCTCCGGATCAAACGAAGCTGCAAACCCCGGTCCGCACATGCGCGATTCGATATCCGTATTGGCGGGCTCGGCAGGAAAGTACGTGCCGGTCACGTAGAGCGTGAAGCCGTCCTTTTGCAGTTCAATCGTCTGGGTCATTGCGCCTCCTGTTGATGAATAGAACTGTAAACCCCCTATTGCTGTCTGTCAAGTATCTATTGCAATTATTTTACGATAGGCGTAGAGTGTTGATATGGACACGAATATTGACAAACTTATGGGGGCAGTCCGTAAAGCTGCGGTGGATCGGACGCTAGCAGTCCGAGACTATCGAGCTAGAGGGCTGACGTTTGCGGAGATTGCCAAGATCCTCGGGATTAGCCGTCAGAGGGTCAAGCAAATATGCGATAGGAAGGGAGCCTAGGATGGCCCGCAAAGCGCCTCTAATATCCATCAAATCGATCGGAGAGGTTGATCCTAGGGCTTGGGCGGCCAGGTTAAGGGCTAAAGAGTTTGCGAGGCCTGGAAGCCTTCTACGATGCCAGCAGAACGCATGGCGGGAGGCATTGCAAGAATCCCATGTTGCACCGCAAGAGACAGAAGCGGATAGGGAAGCGAGGATTGAGCGGGAAGGGATAGAAAGGTATTGACTGTGGTGCTGGTCTGTGGCAAATTTGATCTGCAGGCTTTGAGCGGCTTGCAGTTGAACCACAGGACGGGTTTACATGACGTATTATTGTCTTTACGCATGCGGGTCAGCGCGGAAACAATTCCGTACTGCCAACCCCGTCCGGCAGGCTCAACTGCCCGCAGTCGTAAGTGCAATACCCTGAGCGCCCCTTCCGCGAGGATCGGGCGCTTTTTCTTTGCCTGCCGTACTCCGCACGATAGAAAGGGCCAGCCGGCCGCGCGGGAGAATAGGCTTGCCACCGCCCTGGGGCATATATTGGGGTTGCGCTTTAAACGCGGCGCACTGTCCTTTGCCTACCAGGGCGAGGCAGGCAAAACAGGTATCGAAAGCAGATATGCCGGGTATTTGCGACCGGATAGCGCCTCATCCCACGTTACGGGGTACCTGACAATCAAGAGTACTGGGTAGCACTCAACCGGGCAAAGGATAGATGCACGTGGCGTTACCCATGGATTGGGAAAAAGTAAATCAATACTGCATAGAGCAGGGCAAGAACAGGGTAACCAAGTTGATGCTTCCTGATGGAAGTTTCGAGTATCGAGCATGGAACGGAAAGGACACATTTTGCAAATCCTACAAGACAGCGCAGGAAGCGATAGACGCATTAGAAAAGCCTACCTTCAAGGATCTGTTTTGCCCGCTTATCGACAATCCCTCCAAGAGACGATCAAAGCGCTAGAGAAGGGCGACAACGGTCCATGGTTGATCGAGAAACTAAAGAAGGAGCTGGAAGCGCTGTGAGACACGCAGTACGCCGTACAGCAGTAGACGCCAACCAAAATTCGATTGTGGAGGCTTTACGCAAGGCTGGAGCGCATGTCTATATCCTAGGGTTTCCCTACGATCTGCTGATTCGCTACCGCCAGGCTTGGCATCTGATCGAGGTCAAGCAAAACAATGGAACGTTTACTGCAGCGCAACAGAAGGACATGGCAGAGCTAGAGGCGATGGAGCATGGGCAATGTCCTGTAGTAGTAGCTAGGACGGTTGAGGACGCGCTGTGGGCTATTGGGGTGTGCAAGCATGACTAACGTAGCCACTGCAGCGCAAAAGCTCTATATGGCCCGCGTAGCCGCCGAGGGGTGTGCTGTTTGCCGGCGAATGGGCCATCCTGATGTACCGTGCCTGATTCATCACGTTCGGGAAGGAAGGCTAGGCAAGCGCAACCATGACAATGTATTGGGGCTATGTTGGGAACACCATGTTGGAAAGACAGGTGTTCATAGTCTTAGCCGGGAAGACTTTGAGCAGCGATATGGAATCAGCGAACAGGATCTAGCAGAACAGACTAGACTTTCTTTATATTAAAAAGCATTAAAGGAGCGGTCATGGATTTTTCTTCGTTGGTTGGTAAGACGCTCGTTTCCGTCAAGGTTTCCGGTGACAAGGAACGAATCGATTTTGAGGATTCTGAAGGATCGAAGTACGTTATGTGGCATCACCAAGATTGCTGCGAAAGCGTCTCGGTAGAAAGCATTGTTGGTGATTTGGAAGATTTGATTGCAGAACCTATCTTGCGGGCCGAAGAGGCTGTATCGGATCAAGATATTAATCCGCCAGACGTTGAAGTTCCTGAATATCAAGAATCGTTCACTTGGACGTTTTACAAGCTTGCTACTCGCAAGGGATATGTAGATATTCGGTGGTATGGATCGTCCAATGGGTGTTACAGTGAGCGTGTAGATTTTGAGAAAGTTGGTTAAATCTGGGCATAGCTCAGTCCGGTAGAGTCCCTGGCCTGGAACCAGGTTGTCGGAGGTTCAAATCCTTCTGCCCAGACCAAAAACACTTGAATTAACGCGCGGATAATGGTACAACCGCGCGAAAGCTAAAGGAATTCAATGGCAACGATTAAGCAAGAGATTGTGGCGAAGTTAGCCAATCTTGAAGGCGCATATGCGGCGGAGAAGTCAAAGCTAGAGGGCGAGTTGGCGGCTATCGGACCGCTGGCCGAGCATGAAATCGAGAGTCTTAAATCTTGGATGCAAGCTGCACTGCGACATATTGGCGGTTAAAGTACGCGGAACAAGCTGCGGGATATTCTTTACTTCAACGGATTGCAAAGGAAACGAAAATGGGTAAGGCTGATTCGAGTTTTGATAAGGGCACGCCGGAGCCTTCTATGCGTCAAACTGGCACGACTCGCGGGGAAGCTGGTGAGAGCGGGGAGAAGATTCCCTCGAAGGCCAGCGCCATCGACAAGACACGTTCTGAAGGCATCAAAGGCGGTGTCGGAATGGGTAACCAGGACCGGCCGCGCAATCAGTCCGAAGTGATGGAGAGCATCCATACGGACACGAGTGCAAAGGGTGATGGCAATGCGTATCACCACACCCGCGAATACGACAAGAGCCGGTATTGATATGGGCAAGCTTGTTGTAATTCCGCGACAGGTTGGGACTAATGCAGACAAGGACCGTCGTGCCAAGAGTGGTAACGATGCGGATTTGAGCATGTACAACCGATACAACGCTGCCAGCTCGTACACGCCTCGGCTTACCAATGGCGATCTAAAGCGTGTGGAGGGCATTCATACGTTTACGGAAGTGCCTACGGTGTACGACAAGGTTAAGTGATGCTGCAGCCCAAAGCTGACAGAATCCTCGTAAAGCCCGACGAGTATCTTGACCACGCAAGCGAAGTAGGGCTGATCATTCCGCCTAGGGATGGCCGGATTATCGATAGCCAGTCCCAGTTTGGTAGAACCGGGACGATTGTCGCAGTAGGACCTGGCAAACGTGACAAAAATGGTCACATTCATCCTTTGGTCTGCAAGACTGGGGATCGGGTGTACTGGGGCGAGTTCCAGCATCCGCAGTATGAGGATGAAGATGGGACGAAGTATTACGTCCTGCAGGAAGCAGACATTTGTGGAGTGATCGATCATGCCGCTTAAAAAGAGCGCAAGTAAGTCTGCTTTTAAAAGTAACATTAAGGCGGAAGTAAAGGCCGGGAAGCCGGTGAAACAGGCCCTGGCAATTTCCTATGCCGTCAAAAGAAAAGCCGCCCGGTCTCGCTGATCGTAAGTTACACAGATGGCGAGTCACCGCCAAAGAGCAAGCAAAGATGCGATGGCTGCTAAGGCATAGGAAATGAAGATTTTCACGCGGACTTCAAATAATTGGCGCTCACATGCATCAGACGAGCGCGGAATCGTGATCCCGGTTTGGGCGTGGCCCTGCAAGAAAAGCTACCAGATCAACATTGACGAGTTCGTAAGCGGGATCAAAGTCTGGTGCATTTTCCTCGGCATCAGTTGGTATAGAGCAGAAGGACTCAAGTTCGGCGGCAGCTTGTATTTCCGCCTATCTTTCGGCCCGATCATGACTCGCTATCGCGTCATCGAATCCAGCAATAGTGTTGCCCAATAGCAACAGAATCAAATAGATAGATAAGAAGCATGGCAGCAGCGAAGGGCAATCAGTATGCCGCCAAGTCCAGAGTATGGACAGCAGCCATTAACAAGGCTCTAGAGCGACGATCTAGGGTAAGTGGTATGCAGGAGATAGAGCGCCTAGCAGACAAGCTCCTAGAGCTTGCAGACCAAGGGGAACTACAGGCTCTCAAAGAGCTAGGCGACAGGTTAGAGGGCAAGAGTATGCAGCCGGCAGAGATTGAGATGACCGGAGAGTTGCAGATCAAGCAGATTGCCCGCAAGATCATTGACGCCAAATGATCCTTGAAATCGAGACTCCGCGAGTCTTCAAGCCATTGCTGGCGCCGGCCAGATACAAAGGTTGCTGGGGTGGGCGTGGTAGCGGCAAATCCCACTTCTTTGCAGAGATGGCTATCGAGCAATCGATAATGAAGAAGACGGACATTGTATGTGTCCGGGAGAACCAAAAGTCTCTAGACCAGTCCGTCAAAAAGCTCCTTGAAATGAAGATCAAGGACATGAACGTAGGCGCCTACTTTGAAGTCCAGGATGCCAAGATCAAGTCCAAGGCTGGCGGAATCATCATCTTCCAAGGTATGCAGGCTTACACGGCAGAGTCGATTAAGTCCCTAGAGGGATACGACATTGCTTGGGTAGAGGAAGCCCAGTCTTTGAGCCAGAAGTCGCTTGACTTGCTCAGGCCGACTATCCGCATGCCTAATTCCGAGCTGTGGTTTAGCTGGAATCCGAACCTCCCAAGTGATCCGGTAGACGTATTGCTCCGCAGCGAGATCACGCCGCCTGGGGCAGTTGTGGTCGAGGTCAACTACCGCGATAACCCGTGGTTTCCTGAAGTGCTGCAAAAGGAGATGGAATATGACCGTTCCCGCGACCCGGACAAGTATGCCCATGTATGGCTTGGGGAATACCAGCGGAATTCAGAGGCGCGAGTATTCCGGAATTGGACTGTCGAGGAATTTGAAGCCCGTCCAGGAACTATCTTTCGCCTCGGTGCGGATTGGGGCTTCAGCGTGGACCCAAGTGTCTTGGTTCGATGCTACCTTGACGGAAACAGGCTCTACGTCGATTACGAAGCCTACCAAGTAGGGTGCGAGATTGTGAATCTGCCGGAACTCTTCATGAGCGTTCCGGAGTCGGAGAAGTGGCCGATTACCGCTGACAGTGCAAGGCCGGAGACGATCAGCTATATGAAGAGCCATGGATTCCCGAGGATTCTTCCTGCGGTCAAAGGGGCCAGGAGTCTGGAAGAGGGCGTAGAATTCCTTAAAAGCTTCGACATTGTTGTTCATCCTCGATGCCAGCATGTGATTGATGAACTAACCATGTATAGCTACAAGACGGATCCTCTGACCGGCAAGGTAATCCCGGTCCTTGAAGACAAACATAACCATTGCGTAGACGCGGTTAGGTACAGTCTAGAGGGCGCACGCAGAGCCAGGCCGCAGCAAGTAGTCAAGCCGAAACTTCAGCAGCGCGCTATTTGGGCCGGCTGATGTGGCAGGAAGCGCAATGCAGTACGCCTAATGGTCAGGATGTATTGGAGATCCAGACGATAGGCGAATGGACGTATGTATTTACCGAAGGCCAGATTTACACAATGCTCTGCGACGATGCAGGGGTGAGATTAGTTCCCTGCCATGCGATCATGCAAGAGCCTAGATGGAGGCAGTGATGATTAAGCAAGAAGAGATTCACGAGAATTGGGAATTTGGCAATAGTCGAGCGCCGCATCAACTTCGGCTGACGCATATTCCTACTGGTATCAGTGTTATGGGCAATACGGCCAGCGAGGAAATGAAGCCAAAGCTCTATAACGATCTGATGATCGCGCTTGAGAAGGCTTTGCCGGAGACGGAGTTCACGCCGCAGCCGCAGAATGATGGCATGCAAGCGCAGATGAATGCGCTGCAGGCCAAGTTGGACATGCTGATGGCTGCTATTGCCGG